AAGTTTCTTCAGGCACTATGGGAGAGGCAACTGCGAGGGTGTTTTTGAAGTCGGTTGGAATGCCCGATGCTGACATAGATATTTTAATATCAGATGCGTCGGACGGAACGGTTGACACGGATTTGAGCAGCAAGCCAGAGACGGAAGCGACAGCCCATGCCACGTAAAAAAGGAACACTACCGCCAATCAAAGAAGCCGCAATCGTGCTTCGGGCAATCGTCAGTCAGTCCGGCGTTTCCGATGTTGTCGTGGCTACAGAAGCAGTCGTGCGGCGATACGACGACGAGCGCGGCTATGTCATCAACGAAGTGCTGCTGATGGACGGCGTTGTCCTGCGAACAAATCAGCAGCAGATGCCAATCGTAGACAGCCACGATGACAGCACAGTCAGAAACATTCTCGGAAGCATCCGCAGCCTGAAAGTCATCAATGGTGAACTGCACGGCGAACCAGTGTTTGCGAGCGATCCAGATGCACAACTCGTCCGCCAAAGAATGGACGAAGGGCACATCACAGACTTTTCAATTACAGCACTTCCGATTGAATCGAAATTTATTCCACACGGGCAATCGTTCACAACAAATCGCGGTGCGGTGATCGACGGGCCAGCCGTAATCCATCTGCGATGGCAGCCACACAATGCGTCAATCTGTGCCACGGGTGCGGATGAACTCTCGACAGTCCGTAGATCCTATACGGATCTCGAAAGAAAGGTGACAAGACAAATGGAAGAATCACTACTCAGCACGCTTACAGCAATGGGGATGCCGGAAGGAATGACAGATCCGAACCAGATTCTGGCTTGGGTTTGCGGAAAGATGGGCAACGCGGCTCCGGCGATAGCAGAGCCAATCGAAAGCATGATGGATGAACCTGTTGTTCCTCCTGTCGATGAAGCAAAACCAGTAGAAGACAAGGTGGAAAAAATGGCACACACGCCCACAGAAGATTCAGAAAAAAAAGATGTGGCCGCTGCTGTGGCCAGAGCAATCAAGATCGACGGAACACGTCGCAAGGAAATCAACGCTCTCTGCACAGTCCACAAGATCGAGCGATCCTTTGCCGATCAATTGTGTGACGACGGCGTGAGTCTGAACGACGCACGCGAAAAGATCCTAGCACGCATGGCAGGCAAGCCAGCAGGCCAGACATCGGATCGCGTTACCTTCACAGCCGCCGCCGACGACAAAGAATTTGCAGCGGCTCGCGATGGGCTGATTATGCGAACGATGCGGGCAGGCGGCAGATCGCAGACAATTGCGAATCCGGCTCCCGGTCACGAAGACTTTCTAAACATGAAGTTGAATCGTGTGGCTGAAATGTACGCAGCAAAGATGGGCTGCGACGTTCGGCGCATGGCGTCAAAGGATGTGGCACTCGTTGCAATGGGTCATCCCGGAGCGATGAATCGTTTCCGCATTCAGCGCGATGTGTCTCACACATCTGGCTCGTTTGCCAATCTGCTTTTAGACGCGGCAAACAAGACATTGTTGGCGGGCTATGAGGAAGCTCCGTTTACTTGGTCGCAGTGGGCACGCGACGCCGGAACGACTTCAGACTTCAAGAATCTGAATCGAATTCGGTTTAGCGAAATGGGCACACCAGAAATGGTTCCTGAAGGGAAAGAGTACAAGTCGGCTATGATGTCGGACGCGAAGGAAGTGTATGCCGTAAATAAATACGGCAGCATCTTCAGCATTAGTTGGGAGACCGTCGTCAACGACGATCTGGATGCGATCAGTCGCATTCCAGCGATGCAGGGTGCGGCATGTCGTCGATTGCAGAACCAAGCTATCTACGGAGTGCTGACAGCTAACGCGGCGATGGCTGACACTGGTGCATTGTTCAACGCGACGGCACAGACGACTGCCGGTGGTCATGCGAATCTGGCAACAGGAGCAGCAGCACCAACGGTGGCTACGCTCAATGCAGCCTTCTTGAGCATGATGACAAAGAAGGGTTGAACTCGGCTGTGATTCTAAACATTCAGCCATCCTTCCTGATCGTGCCCGCGGCATTGTCAGCGACAGCATTGCAGCTTGTTGGATCGCTCGCCGATCCGTCTGCCGGTGGAAGTGCGGCTGGCAACAGCAACACGAAAAACATCTACGGGCCAAACGCTGATCGCCCGTTGAAAGTGATCGTGGAACCAGTGCTTGATGCAAATAGTGCAACCGCGTTTTACTTCGCGGCAAGCAACACGCAGGTTGACACGGTCGAAATCACATTCCTTGAAGGCGAGCAATCGCCAGTGCTTGAAAGTGAATGGGACTTCGACAGCGACGTTTACAAAAACAAAGTACGGCAAACATTTGGCGTGGCTCCAATCGACTTCCGTGGATTGTACAAGCACGCAGGCGTCTGATCAGTTGAGTGATACCTGACGGGCCGTGTGGCTCGTCAGGTTTTTGTGAGCATCCCCAACGGTAGCGGAATGCGAAGACCCGTTTTGAAAGGTAATTGCAATGGCAGGAATTCAGGATTTTCAAGAGTACGTTGACGACTTCTTTGGAACGTCAGCAACATTTCCAGTGTCAGCAGATCCGGCAACACCATGGCTGGCTGTCGATACTTCCTCCGCTGGAACGCCAACATATGTCCGCAATGCAAGCAACGCTGTGCTGACGTTGGCTGCAACAAGCGAAGTCGAGAATGTGTGCTTAGCACATGGCGACGCACTCAGTTTTGACATCGACGACATTCAACGAATTGAGTTTCGCGCAAAGGTCAGTGGCTGCACGACTGGCACGACAATCAGCTTCGGGCTGGCATCGGCTCGCAACGATGACTCGGCAGCAATGACAGCTTTGGCACTGTTCAAAATGACCGGAGCAACGAGCACGACAGACGTTACTGTTGAGACTGACGACAACGTGACGGACACGGCTCCCGTGTCTTCAGGTGTTACACTCGCCACAGTCTTTAAGCGGTTCGTGATTGACTTCACGGGCGGCAAGAGCAACGTCAAGTTTTACATCGACGGCGTTCGTGTCGCGACTGCAACGACGTTCACCATGGCGGGTTACACGGCAGGACTTCAGCCGTTTATTCAGATCCAAAAAGCGGCGAACACAAACGTTGACGCAATCACTGTTGACTATGTCAAGATCGTGGCCAAACGCGGATGACACTTGCGGCCAGAATAGTAACCGATTCAACGGCGGTGTTCCTTCAATCAGGACACTTCGCGGAGTCGGTTATTTATTATCCGCACAGGTTTGGAACGGCTGCGACGCCACGAACAATCAGTGCAGTGGTGACTCGCAACCAAGTGGCAACATTCAATCCAGACGAGCAGATCGTGCCAGAGTTTGAGGTGCGTGTTGCGAACAATTCCACGACAGGAATCAGCAGCGAAGAAATCAACACGGGCGGCGACATGATTAAGCTAGCCGTGCGGATCGGAGAGACACCAACGAAGCGGTCGGTTCAATTGCTTGTGGAACATGACGACGGAATGCTGGTGATCACATGCCGGTAATGAGCACAACTCTGAAGCCAGTAATATCACTGATTTCGGATGAGATATTCGCAAGGCTTCAGGCATTAGTTTCTGGAAGTGTTGGGGCGTATTCGTTCACAAAAGTTGTCAGGCCGACGAAGCTAGCAACGTACACGCCACAAAACGGATTGATTGTTTTGACACGCGGCGAGATCGTCAGAGTAAATGATCTGGACTGCCCTGGCAATCCTCCATCAGTCGCATATATGCAGACGTTTCTGATTCGGGTGCATATTGCACCAAGCGAAAAAGACACGACGCCGATTGAGCTATATGAGGACGTTGCAGAAGCAGAGATTCACAGAGCAATCAGGAATGACGACACGTGGTACACGTTCAACGAGAACGCAATCAATGCAGATTTTGGGCCGCAACAAACGGCAACTTCTGACGGTGGCTATGATGGGATTGCAATCCCGTTAATGGTCACGTATCGAGTGGCTGAAGGTGATCCGTACACAGTGAGGGCGTGAGATGATCGCCATCGAAATAAACGCCGGACAACTCAAGCGACTAGGTGAGGCCGCAACTGCCGCAAAAAAAAGTTTAACAAAGGAACTTGCATCAGCGATTAACGCCGTATCAAAAAAGACAAGGCTGCAAATGGGTCGTGACATTAGAGCAACCGTCAATATGGCAAAAGATGAGGCAGAAAAGCCACTCAGTATTCGCGCGAACGCGACACCGCAGAGCCTTCAGGCAATCGTATCTTTGAAGAAAACAAAACGACTCGGACTCAGACACTTTGGAGCGAAACAAGACAAACGCGGAGTAAGCTACAAAATTGGCAAGAAGGGTGGGCGACAGCGGGTAGACGGTGCTTTTATGGGGCCAAAGCCCGGAGCGATAAGAACAAAGTGGAAGGGCAACGCTTTCAAACGAGTNGGCGATAAACGATTGCCAATCGTACAAATCAAAGGTGTGTCAGCTTTTGGGGCATATGTGAAAAACAATCTAGAAGGCCCGCAGGCTCAGGTAGTCACTGCCGAACTTACAAAACAAATTGAACGTCGAATCAATCTCAATGTCCTTCGAGCCAACGGACTCGTGCCGAATTAGAAAGCAATCACAATGCCACTACTGAGACGCAAAAGCGTATTTGCCGCCAAAGTCGAAGCAACTGTCGGCACAGCGGAAACAATCACCTCGGCCGAGGGAGCGTACAATGCTCGCGATGTAATCATCCAGCCTTCCGTTGCAGTCACGCGGCGCGAGGGTCAAGGTGGATTCAATTATTTGGCAGGCATCCCAGAAGGCATGATGGGCACTTGCACTATCGTGCATGACCTGGCCTATGATGGCACAACAATCCCCACATGGGCCAGCGTGTTGCTTCCCGCGTGCGGCTGGGTTGATACTGCCGGGACATTCTCGCCAGTGTCTTCCGGGCCGGGATCAGGCGGCGTGAAAACGGTGACG